TTGAATAGCTTACTTTTGTGAGGCTCATGGCAAGTCCTTAGCTGTAGTAGCTGATGTTCAAAATTCCGCTTGCGGATTGTTGAATGAAACGAATTTTTGTCAGATCGCCATCGTACTGAAACGGAACGCCGACCGCGATAGGCATCCCAACAGTGGCAGACGGTGCCGTGCCATCATCGCGCCAACGCACGGGAGCGCCTTCGGCCACGATCAAAGCCAACACGGGCCTTGCGTTTAAACCCTCCGGCGACTTGGTTGGCACTGTCAGAGCAGTAGATGCGGTCAAAGTTGTGATCTGTTCGTAGCCGAAACAAGTTGTAACGGCTTTAAGATTCATGGTCATGTCAAAATCTCCGTGGTTGTGTAAACGATCTTATGATGATTGGTGGCTCATAAGCTGCATAGGGCGGCGATATGCTGAAATTCCATCCATCATTGTTGCCTGCGTCAATGTTTTCGTAGTCAGCGTAAGCAGTCCAAGACGCGCCGCCTGCGGCGTTTGAGTCTTGAATGGTCAGATCAGACACGGTTATTGTGCCACTGGCTTGCGAGATTGTAGCTTGACTGCCAGGCGTTGTTGACTGAAGATATTTGACGCTTGAACTGTTTGCAACAAACGAGCCAACAGTGCTGGTCACGCCAGACTTAAGCTGCACTGTTCCGGTTGTAATAGTGAATGCTCTTGTCGAGCCTTGAGTCAGCGCATCATTGAATTGATATACGCCCGTACCGCTAAATGTAATCGGTGCGTCAATTGTATTTACACCAGTTGTAATTTGTTGCGTTCCTGTTGTGCCGCCAAACACAATAGTCGAACCAGAAATAGCTGTAGTTCCGGCGTTAAAGGTTAAATTACCAAAACAAGTAGCAGAATTTGTAAAAGTAATGGTTCCGGTAAAACCAGTAAAAATCATATTTTTGTAGCTGCTGCCTGCATTTCCAAAAGCTATCGTGTCTGTGCCTGCCGTAACATTCACACTAATTGCTTTTGCTTCAGTACCGCCATTGGTTAATATATTGCTGCTGATATTGCGGGAGCCAGTAGAGCCAGCATAAGTAGCGTTCATAACCGGCGTGCCGGTGATAGTTAAGTTGGTCGCATTCCCCATCGCTATGATGCTTGCGTTATTACCCGTAAGCGTAATGTTGCCTGTACCAAACGCCAATGTGCGAATGTTGCTGTTGCTAGAACTAATCAAGCCGATACTTAACGTCTTGCTGTTTAGGTCTAGCGTGCCGTTAGTCAATGTGACTGTACGAGTTGATCCGCTTGTCAAATTGTCAACAAGCTGCCATGAGCCACCAACGCCGTTGAATGTTATCGTATTGTCAAACGTAAATCCGTTTGTTGTAATTGTTTGAGCAGTTGTTGACAAAAAACTAATCGCGCCCGTCCAAGCGCTAGTCATTCCTGACTTCATAACCATGTTGCCGTAGCACGCAAGAGTTCCAGTGCTAGTGCTTAACGAACCAGTAAACCCTGTGAAATTTAAATTTTTACACGTGGAGCCAGTCCCAATCACAACGGCAACAGCACCGGAGCCAGCATCAAAATAAACGTCATCAGCCAAAGTCGGCACAGCTTGACCGCCAAGACCGCCAGAAGTCAAAGCCCATTTAAGTCCTGCGGTAGCGTTCCATGTACCAGCGCCGCCTACCCAATAACGATCAGCCATAATTTATCCTTTATTTTAGTTATACATGACTTCAATAGTGGATGTAACTGGCGGGGCGGTTGAAAACGTCAAAGTTGAACCTGACACGGTGTACGTATTTTTTTGCTGATATACGCCGTTAATGTAAACAGAAGTAAAGTTTTCGCCAAGCGAAGAACTGCTTAACGTAAATACAGTCTGTAACCCAGTGCCAATAAAATTATTAACTTGAAAGGAGGCTGCGCCAATGCCAGAAATATTGTCGTATGTTGCGATAAGCACATCAGTGCTATCTTTAAGCAAAAATTTATACGGTGACGCATCTAACCAAATTTCACCTGTAGGCACTCGGCCCGCAGAGTTTAAAATGATTGGATTGGTGTGCGCTGTTACACCGCTAGCGGACGTGTAAGTGACTTTTGGTGTAGTCGTACCCGCAACGTAGGTATACAGTTTGCCACCGGCTAAAGGCGACCCGTTGTTGGTAAAGAACTGGGCCGCTGCGCCGCCCACTGGGGAAAGAAAGACGGCCATATACGTTCCTTACGCCAAGAATTTGAGCTTGTACAGCGTGCGAAGATAAACTTCAATGATGTTGTCAATCAACTGCTGCAATGTTGAATCTGATTTATCACAGACATTGTACCGAGCGCCTTCAATTTCAGCCAATGAGTCTTCTAAGAACTCAATGACGTTGCTGGTCTTCTTTGCCGAGTGCAAAGTAATCGGGCCGATTAAGCCGTGACGGCCTTGGTAGGCTTCGGCAAAATCATCCGCCGCGCCAACGATACGGCTATAGAAAATGTTGAGCGCCTCGTGCTTGCTAAAGCTGCGGGTGTTCAAGTGAACGCTGTGCGTCACGTCACGGGCTAGGAACAGGATTCCTATAAAGTCAGCGGCTTTCATTGTGGCATTCCTTGTTCGGGTGGAGTCATCTCCATAGGCATAGATTCTTCACGCATCTCAGGCATCTGGTTCATCATGCTTTGCGACTCCATCGCCGCAGCGACTACACCCATAGCGATGTCCTGAATCTGCTGCTCAGTCATGCCAGCTTGCACTGCACTAATGCGCTTGGTTTCGGCGTCGTACACAACTGTGGGCGGTGGCTGGCGATCTGTTTGTCAAGAACATGGACTGGCCTGGTGCTCAAGAGATGGCAAAACGCTTTGCCAAGACCATTGATCCGAAGCTGATGAGCGATGGTGATGACAATCCAGAATTGCAAGCCGCGCAGCAGCAGATGCAGGCGATGGGTCAGGAAATGGAGCAGATGCACGCCATGCTTCAAAACGTCTCGCAGTCGATGGAAGCGCAAGACCTTAAGATTAAGGCATATGACGCCGAAACCAAGCGGATTAGCGCCACGATGGCAGGCATGACGCCGGACCAGATTCAAGACGTCGTGTTGGGCACTATCCACGGGATGATGGAGTCCGGCGACCTAATGCCGCAAAACTCTGGGATGCCCGAGATGCCAGCGCAAGAAATGCCGATGGATGGTGGAATGCCACCGGAAATGCCACCCGAAATGATGCAGCAGGAACCCATGCAATGAAGGCCGCTGAATTCGTAGGTTTGTTCTTTTTGGCGCGGGACGTGACGCACAGCGTCCATCTGAACACCCGCAGTTATGCCAAACACAAAGCATTGCAAAAATTCTACGAAGGCATTGTAGACCTGGCGGATGGTTTTGCCGAAGCCTATCAGGGGCGGCACGGTTTGATTGGGCCTATCTCGCTGCAATCGGCAAAGAAAACTAGCAACGTGGTGGAGTTCTTGCAAAACCAGTTGGATGAAATTGAAGCCGAACGGTATAACGTCTGTACTAAATCAGACACAGCGCTTCAGAATCTGATTGACGGTATCGTGGAGCTATACCTGTCCACGCTGTACAAACTTAAATTCCTTTCGTGAGGTTTATATGGCTTTAGCTTCTTACATTACCGCCACGGCCAATCTAAAGCCTAGCTTCGGTAAACTTAAAGGCATTTTTGTTAGTTCAGCGTCGGCCACTCCGACCATTACGATTTACGATTCTGCCGCCGCAACAACGACCAAAACGCTAATCGGGGTGTTTACCCCGGTTTCGGCAACCAATTATTTTTTTCCGGCAGATGGCCTTCAGTTTAATAACGGGTTGTATATTGTTATTAGCGGAACTGTCGCCGCAACTGTTTCATTTGAATAGTGATTGCTAGTTTTACCCATATAGGGTAAAAACGCACAAACCGTACCGGTGAGGTTTACCGGGGGCTTTTAAGGAGCCAGAGATGAGTGGTGAAGAACTGTTAGCGGAAGTACCCGCGCCGGAACAGGTAGCGACGGCAGCTCCTGCGCCCGATGTTTCAGCGCCGGAAGTTGAAGAGCAGGCAGAGCCCAAGACCTTCACACAAGAAGAGCTTGACGCGATTGTCAGCAAACGGCTTGCAAGAGAACAGCGTAAGTGGGAAAGAACTCAGCAGCAGAAAGCGCCGGCACAACCGGCAGAACTGCCGCCAGCAGACCAGTTTGAAAGCGTAGAGGCGTATGCCGATGCGTTGGCTTTGCGTAAAGCGGAGCAACTGATTCAGCAGCGAACGGTTCAGCAGCAGCAGACTGAGGTTCTTGAGGCTTATCACGACCGCGAAGAAGAAGCGCGGGGTAAGTACGATGACTTTGAGCAAGTCGCGTATAACCCGAATCTTCCGATTACGAACGTGATGGCTGAGACGATTCACGCTTCTGATATTGGCCCCGATTTGGCTTATTACCTTGGGTCCAATCCGAAAGAAGCTGACCGTATTTCCCGGTTATCGCCGTATTTGCAAGCCAAAGAAATTGGTCGGCTGGAGGCCAAATTGGTCGCCGAGCCGGTAACAAAACGGGTATCTAACGCGCCTGAGCCGATTCAACCGGGCAAACCGCGTGGTGCTACGGCACCGAGTTTTGATACTACTGACCCGCGCTCGATTAAGAGCATGACGACCAGTCAGTGGATTGAAGCCGAGCGGCAACGCCAGATTAAGAAGCTGGAAGCGCAAAAATTTCGCTAATAGGAGCCCATAATGGCTAACTCATTGCTTACGATTGATATGATCACTCGGAAGTGTCTCGAAATTCTCGAGAACAACCTTGTGATTTCTCGCAACGTGAACCGTCAGTACGACGATTCCTTTGCTGTTGAAGGAGCCAAAATTGGCTCGACCCTTCGCATCCGTCTGCCTGACCGCGCGCTCGTCACCGA